CAGAAGTTATGTATAACATGATGAAAAACCTCGAAGCCGGAGGTGACGTATCTGAAGAATCGCAAGGCTTAGAAGGCGCACGTAAAATGTTTCAAACATCAAAAAGACTAGAGGAAGTATTATAATGGCTGTTCAAACTGTACAAAATGTACCTGCACAATTTATACAAGATATAGGAAAAGATCTTGCAACACAGATTACAGCACAAGCACAGGTACCAGTTGTATCAACAGGTATAGCAGGTGTATCACAACAACCAGGTGAATCTGCTGCAGATTTTGCAGCTAGACAAAGTGCTGCTCAACAATTTACAACAAGACAACAAAGTTTAGCAGGACTTGCACCAACGGTTGCAGGTCAAGATGCACTACAAACACAAGCACAACAAGTAGCTGAAGCAGGCATAGGTTCATTTCAACCATTTTTAGATAGAGCACAAACACAAGCAACGGTAGCTAGTGGTTTAGGAACCACGGCCCTTGGACAATTATCAGGTATTTCAACAGGAGCACCTACAACTCAACAAGTAACAGATTTTATGTCACCATATCAATCACAAGTTATTGATGCCTCATTGGCAGAATTTGATCGTAATAAGCAAATACAAGAACAAGCTATTAGAGATCAACAAGCGAAATTGGGTGTGCTCGGCGCTGGTCGAGCGGGCGTACAACTCGCCGAGTTTGGTACGGGGGCGGCAAGAGAACGTGCATTATTACAAGCAGGACTTTTGCAACAAGGTTTTGGCCAGGCGATGGGTCTAAGACAACAAGACATAGCAAATAGATTTGGTGTAGCACAAGCAACACAAGGTTTAGGTGCATTCCAATCTGGATTAGGATCACAACAAGCACAATTAGGACAAGCACAACAAGCATTAACTGGTGGAGACGTAAGACAACTTGGAACATTGGGCGCACTGAACCAAGCGCAAACACAAGCAGGACTTGATGCGGAAAGAGAAGCAGCAAGACAAGCAACATTCTTACCACAACAACAGTTAGATAGATTTGCTGGACAAGTAACTGGACTAATGGGCGGATACCCTGCTTCAGGAATACAACAAACTGCTGTTCCTAATCCAACACCATTACAAACTGCATTGGGTGTTGGTTCAACACTTGCAGGAATTTATGGTGCAATATCAAACCCACAAAGTTTAAGTTTAAAAATATAATATGAACAGAACTTTAAAAAGACCAATGTTTAGAATAGGTGGCCCTACATCACAAGGTATCACATCAGGATTAGGCAAACCAAAAATGCAAATGGCTAATGCTGATATGGACATGAAAATAAAACAAATAACACAAGCTTACGATAAATATAGACAACAAGGTGGCACACTTTCTTTTCAAGATTTTTCTAAATTGTATGCTGAAGAATATTTTAACAGTGGTGGCCGTGTAGGTTATCAAACGGGTGGTATTAGTGTTGGTGGATTACCTGGATTTGCAATATCTACTGGTTTAAATTTATTATCACAACCTCCACAAGGTGGTTTATTATCTACAGCTGCGTTAGCTGCAAGAGATCCATTTAATAGATTACAAGCAGAACAAGCGGCAGGAATGAAAACACTAGGCGAACAAAAATTTATAAGAGATGAAAGAATTGCTGGTGACGAAGCTGCTATGGATAGATTAAAAGTAAAATTAGAATCTGATGAAAGACTAGCAGGAAGCAAATCAAATGATGCATTGTACAATGTAATGTTAGAACAATACATAGAAAATGATTTACCACCACTCGCTGCTGAAAGAGCTGCAGCTTTTGCAACAACAAAAGCTGATGATTTAAGAAGCGCTGTTACTGGAAATAGATATGGTGGTGTTTTAGAATTTGATATTAGAGATCCTGCTTTTGAAGAATTAATAAAGAAAAATTTTAAAGGTAAAGTTGCTTATGATCCATTCGAAGATAACTACAAATACATAGTTGTTAGAGACGGTGAAATATTTTTTGATGAATTTAATTCAATTGCAGATATTACATTTCCAGATTTAACAGCTACAACACAACAGAAAAAAGTACAACCAATAGATCCTTTCTCACCTAATATAGAAGATATTCAAGGATCATAGGAGCTTAAATGTCCTTAGAGCCGCTTTTTCCAGCCGAACAGAATAATGAGGTATCTTGGTATACTTCTGGATTAGCAGGTATAGTATCTGGTGGTATTAAAGTTGTTGAAGGAGCATTTTCTTTAGGTGCAGAGTTAGTTGACTTAGGTTTAGATACAAACACAGCAGCACAAGTAGAAATATTTTTTGATAAAATTAATCCATTAGAAGAAATAGCAGAACAAACAGGTGTTGGTAAGTTAACACAAGCGTTAGTTCAAATTGGTGTACCAGGTGGTGCTGGTTTTAAGTTAGGTACAAAATTATATAATAGATATTTTGAAGCAAAAAAAGCTGGCAAATTAGTTAGTGCTGGTTCTAAAAATTTAGCTAAACAAAAACAGATAGCAGATAAATTAAATAAAGAAGCTGGTGTACCAAGATTTGCAGTAGGAGCTGTAGGTGGTGCAGCTGGAGAAGCATTTGTTGCTGATGTTGAAGAGATAGGAAGTTTTGGAGATATTTTTGATAGAGGTCCTACACAATTAGATGTGTATGCATTAGACGGTGGTAGAGAAGATGCCACTAGAAAATTAATGAACAGATTAAAGTTTGGTAGTGAAGCTGTATTATTAACACCTTTTGCAGCTGGTATTGGTAAAGGAGCAAAAGCTATTGCAACAAAAGGAAAAGAACTTGCATACAGTAATTCTAGAATTGATAGATTTTTAAATAAAGTTGCAGAAGCATTTACACCTGAAGGACCACTAACTAGATCTATATTTGGATCTCAAAAAGTTATGGAAGGATTTAGATCTGCAGATCTTAACAGAGCAACTGATCTTGTAAAAACATTAGATAAAACAGTATCAAAAGCATTTCCTCAAATGCAAGATGCATTAGATAGATCTTTGACAAAACAAGAAAAAGAACTTTTTTATAAAGAAATAAATGATTTAATGTTAGATGGCGATCTAACTAAATTATCAGACCCAAAAAAATTAGAAGCATTTACTGCGTCGTTAAAAAAGAAAAATGTTAGTGAAAAAATTATTAATGAACTTACTACAACTATTGATGAAGCAAGATCAACAATAGGTGGTTTAATTGAAGCAACAGGAAAATATAATTCAAAAGAATTAAAAGATATATTACAAGAAAGAATAAAAGGACTTGTAGGAAACACATATAAAATATTTGAAACTAAACCATTATTAGGTATGCTTGGAAGATACAAACCAACAGATGAAGCTATACAAGGTGCTATAGCATTTTTTAGAAGACAAATTGCACAATCAAATAAAGATGCAAGTTTTGATCCAAACAGTGCAAAATATTATGAAGATGCAAAAAATATTGTAGATAGAATAATAGAAGACGGTCTTAAAGCAGCAAAATCTAAAAAAGGTTTAGCAGATCCAAACTATGTTGCAAAAACTTTAGAAGATTTACCTGGAGAAAAATTTGTAAAAAAATTTATAAAAAAAACAGGAGCTCCACCTGCTGTTATTAGAAAATTAATGGGTGAAATGAAAGACCCAAGATATTCAATTTTTAATGCTATTACAGAATTGTCAGGTATGGCTAGAACAAGTGCTATGTATAAAGATATGTTTGATAATAATGCTGTTACACAAGCAGCTGGTGGCAGGGGATCGTTTTGGAATTCAAGAAAAGAAGCAGAAAATGCAACAAACAATGTTGTAAAAATAGTAAAATTAGATGATAGACTGTCTGGACTTGCAGATTTTAGAGCAGGTAGAATAAGCAATCCTTTAGGTGCAAAATATACAACAGAAGATATTGCAGATGGTTTAGCAAAAGCTAATGGATTAACTGAAGGATATTTTATTCAAGCGGTAAGAGGCAGAGAAGGTGCAACAGCTGCAGAAAAAGGTGCATCATTTCTTTATAGAAATCTTTTATTATTTCCAAAAGCAACAGCACAGTTAGCAAAAACAGTATTATCTATACCAACACACTTACGTAACATAATAAGTGCGGGAGCATTTGCTGCAGCTAACGGTATATTAACAGAAGGATTAGTAAATCCTAAACTATTGGGAAATGCTTTTAGAAAAGGTTGGCAGATATCAGGTGTAGGTAATTTAAAAAACACAAGATTTAAAGATGCTGATTTTGAAAAAGCATATAGAGAACTATTAGAACTTGGTGTTGTAAATTCACAAGTACAAATAGGAGATCTTAGAAATCTTTTAAGAGATGTAAACTTTGGTGATAGCATCATGGATCTAGATAAAATTCTTAACCCTATGTTAACAAAACTTAAAAAAATACCTGAATATTTACAAGGTAAATATGTTGCGGAGGATGACTTTTGGAAAATTACAAATTATTTTGTAGAATTAAATAGAAGACAAGATGCATATACAAAAGCAGGGATTAAAAAACCTCTTGATGAATTAAAAAAAGAAGCAGCTGACATTGTTAAAAACACAGTGCCAAACTATAATTTTGTTGGAGATATTGTAAGAACAGCTAGAGTACTACCAGTTGGTAACTTTATGTCCTTTCCATCTGAAATGATTAGAACAACAACTAACATTGGTGGTCAGGCTATAAAAGAATTAAAACATATACCAGCCGTTGGAGAAAGAATTATTGGATCTGATATTGGTCCTGTAGTTTTTATAGAAGGCAAAGGTCTTGTTAAAAATAATAATCCTATGTATGCAATAGGTGTAAAAAGAGCTACTGGTATGGCGTTTACTTTGACAGCTGTACCTACAATGGTTGTTGAGGGAGCTAAAGCATTATATGACGTAACAGAAGATGAACTACAAGCTTTACGTAGATTTGTTCCAGACTGGTCAAGAAATTCTACATTAGTTCCAATACGAGGTGATGATGGTACATTAAAATATGTAGATTTTAGTCACAGTAATGCATATGATTTACTTGGTCGACCATTTAGAACAATGGCTAATGAAATTATGTCTTCTACTAAAGACGGTGACACAATACTTAAAGGATTTGTTAATGGTGTAGAAGAAGCGATAACAGAAGTAGCAGCTCCATTTATTGACGAATCTATTTGGACTGAGGCTTCTGCAGATATAAGTTTATACCCACTACTACCAGGTAGAGGTGGTAGAACTAGAGATGGTAGAGTATTATACACAGATCAAACACCGATTGGTGATAGAGCATACATCAAATTTAGACATTTAATGGAAGCATTATTACCATCTTACAAACAATACATAAGATTAGGTCAAGCAGCTTTAGAAAGACCAAACAAGTCTGGAAAAATTTTAGAACTGGGAGATCAAGTTGCAGGGTTTACAGGTTTCAGACCAATTGAAGTAGATCCACTAAGTGCTATGGGATTTAAAATTGCAGAATATCAAAGAGGTATAAGAAATGCACGAAGAGAATTTACTGGTGGTTTCTTTGGTTTATTAAGAGGTGGACCAATTGATCCAGATGATATTATTACAAGATATTATGAATCAAACAAAGCTAGATTTAATGTTATGAAAGAAATGTTTAAGAACATTGATGCAGCACAAATATTAGGAACAAACACTTCTTTTTTAAGAAAAGAATTTGCAGATAGACAGTTATCTACACAAACATTTAACGATTTAAGAAGAGGTAAATACGAACCGTATTTCCCATCAAAAGAAATACAAGATAGATTTAGAGAGATAGCAAGAAACTTAGGAACAGCAAATGCATTTAGTTTGGTAGCACCAACATTAAGAGCAATGAGATCACAAATGAGATTTTTAAATTTAGATGATATATTTGATATTGACTTAAATGATTTTTCATTAGGAAGTGTACAAACACCACCGTTACCAAATACACCACAACCTGTTGTAAATACACAAGCAAATGTACAAAATGTTAATCCAACTACTAACTTGACACCAACTGAAACTGCATTACTATCTCCAGAAGAACAAGCAATTAGACAAAGGTTGAGAAAAACATAATGAAAAAATCAGCGTTACAAAAAATTGAATCACATGAAAAGCTTTGCAGAATAATGCAAAAGCAAACCTTTGAACAAATTAAAGAAGTAAAAGATCGAATAACTAGAATTGAAAGAATGATTATCATGGGCGGAGGTGCTATAATTATGGCGTTGCTTCTAAACATGTTAAGATGATTATAAATAATAAAGTATATTTTATACACATACCTAGAACAGCAGGTAGATTTGTACATAAGTCATTAGAACTAAGTAATCATGAAGTTCAACTTTTTAATTTTAATGTTATATTTAAAACAAAAGAAGCTCCTCATTTAACTTATCCAGAATACTGTCAATTTACTAATCATAGATCTTTTGAAAAATTTTGTATTGTAAGAGATCCTGTAGATAGATTTATTTCAATGGTTAAGGGAAGTTGGGTGTTAGACGAAGAAAAAATAAATAATATGTTTAGTAGTCAAAGTTATTTTGATGAAGCAGTTAGTAATCTTTGTTTAAATACAAGCACTAATTGGTTCGTACCTCAAACAAATTTTATAGATTACAAGACAAAAATATGGAGATTTGAGGACAATTTTAATAGTGAATTTATTGATTGGTTACTATATAATTTTAATATTAAAATTACAAATTTAGCTAGTAAGTTAGATTTTGTTGATTCTAATACAAACAATGTTACTTTAAATAATAAACAAATTGAGTATATTAAAAATTATTATTACAAGGATTATAAAATTTTAAATTACTAAAAAATTTTCATGCAACTTTCAAAACACTTTAGTTTAAAAGAGATGACCAAATCAATGACTGCTCAACGTAGGGGAATTGACAACACACCAGGAGCAGGTGAGATTAAAGCTTTAGGTGATTTATGTTGGAAAGTTCTTGAACCACTACGTGCACATTTTGACAAGGCAGTTACGATTACTAGCGGCTATCGGAGCGAGGCGCTATGCGAAGCTATCGGCAGCAAAAAGACGTCGCAGCACGCGCTGGGCCAGGCGGTCGACCTAGAAATTTTTAGCGTTCCAAATATTCAAACAGCTTACTGGCTTTCTAATAACGTAGACTTTGATCAATTAATTATGGAGTACTACGATAAAGATGATCCTGCAGGTGGATGGGTTCACATATCGTATCACGAATCAGATTCAAATAGAAAACAAGTATTAACGTTTGATGGAAAACGATACACCGAAGGTCTTCCAGAAATGGAATGGAAGGGTGGCAAAGTCGTAAATTAAATCCATTCTTTTAATTCTTCTCCTAATACTTCAGAAGCAATATTAATTTTTTTACGTAAAGCTTTTACAATTTTTTCATCAACAGTATCTTCACAAATTAAATCTACATAAGTTACATTTTTATTTTGACCTATACGATGTGCTCTATCTTCTGATTGTAATCTTTTTTCTAAATCATAACCATTAGAATAATAAATAACTGTGTTTGCTTTTGTAAGCGTAATACCATAGCCACCAGTTTGTGGTGTGCCTACTAAAAATCTACAAGCATCTCCGTTTTGAAATTTTTTAATATTCTCTTGTCTTTCTTCTTGTGGAGTTAATCCATAATAATCAACCACGGATCCTGGACCATATTCATTAGAAATTGCTTTAATAATTTCAGTCATATCTTTTTGATAGTTAGCCCATATAATAGCTTTGCCTTCAGTTTCTTCTAATATATTCATTAATTCTGTTATTCTATTATTACTTATTAACTGTGTGCTACCATCATCAGCAGTAAAATGACCACAAGTTATTTGGTGCAATCTCATAAGTTGGGTTAACACAGTCATAGTAGATGTAACTTTACCATTTAATGTAGCAATGGCTTCTTTTTTCATTTGTTCATATACTTTTCTTTGATCAGCTGTTAATTCAATATATCTTTTAGTAAAATTTTTAGGTGGTAAATCTAAACAATCTTCTTTTAAAACCCTATACGAAAACCCTTTTAATTTATCTGATAACTCTGCTAAATTTTGAAACGCATGAACAGTTTGTATTGATCTACCTCTAACGTGCATAGTTTTCATTACAGCATATCTATTTCTAAAAGAATAATAAGATGCAAAATCTAATAAGTATGGATCTAAAAATTCACATTGTGTGTATAAATCTAAGGGATTTTTTGTAACAGGAGACCCGGTCATGATACGTCTATATTTTGACATCTGACCAATACGTAAAATATTTTTAGTTCTTTTAGCTGTAGGTGTTTTAATTGTTGTAGACTCATCAATAGCCATTAATATTTTGTGAGAGTT